TAGGAACACCCGATGAAATCTATACTGACAGTAGAGACATAGGAGATTTGAAGTATAACATATACAATGAGCCATTTAGAACATTCATTGTATCTGATATCAGTGATGGGTCTGGAACGTTCTTGGATGATATTTTAATCCAAGGTGATAATGGTCAGCAATGTTTCTTTAGGGTAGATCGAAAGGAACCATTTACAATTCCATTCGCCTCAGAAACACTCAAGAATATTAAGGGTGTAACTTTAGAGACAAATCAACCTGCTGATTCTATTCACAGATTGATTATGAATGAACCAGATTTATACTGGACTGGTGGGAACGGCCCTATTCCAGAAAATAGAAGAATTAAGTATGTCAACTTTGAATCGATGACGAATCTCAGACAACTAGGACTTCGAGGTTTCGTTTACGAAAACCTAAGATCTGATTTTGAGGCAAGTTTCTTCCCCTTCTTATCGGCATTAGATTTCAGAGGAAGCACTCTAGATGGATTGGATGTTTCTAAATGTCCCGCACTTGAGCGAATAACATTAAATAATAATGCAATAGAAACTTTGGACTTCACTGGTAATGAATTTGTCACCAGTGTAGATGTTGCATACAACAGTTTAACCAGTCTAACACTCAAGGACGATAGCATTTATCTTGCCGATCTTAGGGTTGGTTACAATGAATCACTATCTTCAATCGGAGGATCATATCCTCAACTCGAAACATTCTACGCACAGAGGTGTAACTTCGGTGACCTAGATTTCACTAGTATGCCATACTTGTTAGATGTTCAACTACAAGATAATCCTCTTACTAGTTTGACTATAGATAAATGTCCTTCTATCGACTACATCAACCTAGATGCCTGTTTTATTCCCTCAACCAACCTTGACTCTTTTGTTCTACCCTCAGCGACGAATAGAGTTATGAGAGCGGGAGATCTTCCTGATAGTATTTCAGAGGCAGTTATTCCGAACCCAAGCACTGCACTAAACCGATTTAGTTTCAGAAGAAACAGTGTTTCTGAAACAGGTTATGATACTTTCGTACAGAAGATGGCCGAAACTATTGCAATCACAAGATTCACAGATCTAAATGATACTGTGTTTGGTGCGGTTGGTTCCTTCACAAACAGAGGTAACAACCCTGTGTATTGTGAAACAATCGATCTGAGTAATGTAGTAGACGCATCTGGTGGTAGTGCCAGGAGGATACTTGAATATATCTTTGGTGGTATTACAGAAATTGATATGATTAAGCATGACAAACAAATCAGAATAATCTTGACTGGTATAAATACTGATGTAGACTATACAACAGATCTCAATGTTTCTACACAAGTTCTGAACAGAATGTCCTTTATTAATTAGTGGAGAGTCTTTTATGTCCAAGGATGACATCGATAATAGAATCAAAAAGCAGAAAGAAAAGAAGAAAAAGGCAAACGAAAAAAAAGTAGAGTTTGCCCCTGCAAAAGATGTGACCAAAAAAACACTGAAAGATAGAATTGGAATGGTTGGTTCCTTCGCTATGGCGATGGCATCTAGGGGATTAAGTAACAACAAGATTGACAAGAAGACGAAGCAACTTCGTGTATTGTCTTGTCATGGGCGTGGTGAACTTCCTCCATGCGAATACCTTCGTCAAAGCAAAGTAAATCCCAAGGAAAGTTTCTGTGGAGGTTGCGGTTGCGGTGATAGGAAGCAAACTTGGTTGGTTCCTGAAGGTGATGAGTATGGTAAACTAGATTATCCAAAGGTATCGTGTCCTCTGAACATGCCTGGATTTACTAACTACGAACCATCAGACCCCGATGAGTCAAAAAATCCAATCACTCGAAGATATTACATCGAGCAGATGGAAATGAAAGACGTTGAGAATGTCAATGTGACAGTTAATGGAACTCCCGTTACTCCAGATACTACATGAATTAAACTAAAATCCACACGATCTCCTATGTTCTTATACATACATTAGAACATAGGAGATTTTTTCATGGCAGCACCTGCATCCAGAAGTCAGTTAATTGATTATGCTATGCGTAAACTTGGTGCGCCTGTTGTTGAAATCAACGTAGATTACCAACAGGCAGAAGACAGACTAGATGAAGCGTTGGACTTCTTTACAGAAAGACATTTCGACGGCGTTGAGAGATGTTACTTCAAGCACCAGATAACACAAACAGATATCGATAACAAATACATCCCAACAAACACACTACCACCCATCGATGGACCTACTGGAAATGGACCCGATGGATCTGATATTGTATCTGTTGTTAGAATTTTCCGTATGCAATCTTCCACCTCGAATATGTTTGATGTTCGATATCAGTGGGCATTAAATGATGTGTTTGGTATCAATACAGGAAATGCTTTCGGTGGAGGATCCGAACCTCTTGCCTCCTATGATATCTTCAGACGATATCAAAGTCTAATCAATGACTTCTTCAATCCAGATAAGGCTTTGAGATTTAGTAAAGTGACAAATAGACTTCATATCGATATGGACTGGTCTACGGATGCAATCGTTGGAGATTATATTGTCGTTGAAGCATACGCCGCTCTGAACCCAAACACCTTCACTGAGATTTTCAATGATCGAATGGTGAAGAAATACTTTACTGCCTTGTTGAAGAAGCAGTGGGGTATGAACATGCTCAAGTATGATGGTATTCAGTTACCTGGCGGTGTAAGTTTGAAGGGTAGTGAAATATATCAGCAAGCAGAGCAAGAAGTAGAACGTCTTGAAGAAGAGATCAGATTACAATACGAACTTCCTATCGACTTCATGACAGGGTAATAAATGGCAACAAATCCATACTTCAACTTTAAAAGCACTTCCACTGAACAAAATCTAATGGAAGACCTAACCATCGAAGCAATCAAAACGATGGGTATGGATGTCTTATATCTTCCCCGAGAGTATGTCAAGAAGGATCTTCTGTTCGGTGAAGATGTTCTTAGTCAGTTTGAGAAAACCTACGAAATTGAAATGTATTTACAGAGTGTAGATGGATTCCAAGGAGAAGGAGATATTCTCGCCAAATATGGTCTTGAAGTTAAGGATAAAGTTGAACTCGTTGTGGCACGAAGACGGTTTATGGATGAGGTTGGAAACTTAGAACCAATTCCAAGACCAAGAGAGGGTGACCTAATCTACTTCCCTCTTGGAAATTATCTGTTTGAGATCAACTTTGTTGAACATGAGAATCCATTCTATCAGTTAGGTAAAAACCAAACTTACTTGATCCAGGCAGAACTATTCACCTATTCACTAGAGAAGTTCCAGACTGGTGTATGTGGACCAGATGAGATGAATCAGACCAAAGAATATGCCAGAGAGTTTACAGTTAGTACAGCGATAAACTCTGGGCCAGGATTCTACTTAGGAGAAACAGTATTCCAGGCTGATGGTATCACAGGTGCAACACTAGGACAAGCCACATCGATAGGAACTGTCATCGACTGGACTCTAGCCACCAACACACTAGTAGTTTCAAGTATAAATGCAACAGCATTCGTTGTAGGTGCTACGCAGAGTATTAAAGGCGAGAAGTCAGGTACAGAATATTATCTAACAGGAAGCACACTCACTAATCTAGTTGTACCAGAAAATGTTGTCAGTAATATACCAGACGGAGATGCTAACACCTTTGGTATAGAGAAACAAACAATCCTAGACTTCTCAGAAACTGATCCATTCTCGGAGGGTAACTACTGATGTTTAGCACCTACTATAATGCAGCAGTACGAAAACTAGTTATTGGATTTGGTAGTCTATTCGATAACATTGTCATCCGTCGTGTAAACAATGAGGGAACACAAATCGATCGTATTAGAGTTCCTCTTGCCTATGGTCCATCAGAAAAGTTTTTGATGAGACTAGATCAACCCAGTAGCATAAATGAAGAACAAACTACTGTACAGATTACATTACCAAGAATGTCCTTTGAGATTACTGCGATATCATACGATTCAGGCAGAGCAAAGAACAGACTAAACAAAACATGCACCGCTTCGGATGCAGATGGTTCGACTACGTTTGCATATTCAGAAGTGCCATACAACATAACATTTTCTTTGTATGCGATGGTCAGAAATATGGATGATGGTTTTCAGATCATGGAACAAATTCTGCCCATGTTCTCTCCTGATTTCACAATCACTATGAACTTTACTGATCTGTTTAAGAAAGTAGACATTCCAATTATTCTGAATGATACTACTCTTGCCGAAGACTACGACGGAGACTTCGATACTCGTAGAAATATTCTACTCACATTTGACTTCACTGCAAAGACATATATCTACGGACCAGAGAAGACAAGCAAGATCATCAGCGATGCAAACATTCGTTCGTGGGATTACCTACAAGGCAAGTCTGGTGCGTTGCAGTTCTTTGAGACTGGTGTTTGTGGTGGTATATCAGGATACACTTCAGGATCTACCTACGATACATACGAATACCTATATGAATTAGGAAATTACGGCGTAACTGGAGCGATAGATAATTACGGGAACTACATTGGTCCCACATATGGATAGGAATTATTATGGATCCCAATAAAAATCTAGCAAAGGCGTTAGGCGTGGATTTTGAAGAAAAAGAAAAGAAAGAGATAGTAAAGAAGAAACCAACCGAGATCAAAGTCGATCATAAGGATATTCAAGATCCTGATCTCAAGAAGGACTATCTTGCTACACGAAAAAACCTGATGGACCTTATCGACAACGGTAAGGACGCCATTCAGGGGATTATGAACGTAGCAGAAGAGGGTGAGCATCCCCGAGCGTATGAAGTCGTTGCTCAACTCATTAAGACTGTTGCCGATGTGAACAAAGATCTCATTGACATTCATAAGAAGGTCAAAGATGTCGAGGTCACTAAGATTGAAAATAATGAAACAACTAACAACTCAATCTTCATTGGGTCTACATCAGAGTTACAGAACCTGATCAATGCCGATAGAAGCACCAAGAAAGTTGTTAATGAAATAGTGGATGAACCAAAGGATGACGGATAAGAAAAGTGGTTATCTGGGAAACCCCAACCTAAAAGAGTCGGGGCGTGAACAGAACTTTACAAAAGAGCAAGTCAAAGAGTACATGAAGTGTGCCCAAGATCCAAACTACTTTATCAAAGAGTATGTTAAGGTTGTCTCTCTAGATGAGGGTTTGATTCCATTTGAACTCTACGATTATCAAGAAGATATTATCAATAAGGTTCACAACAATCGTTTTGTGATTGCCAAACTACCGCGACAGAGTGGTAAGTCAACCACGATCGTGTCCTACATTCTCCACTACATTTTATTCAACCAGTCAATGACTGTTGGTATTCTCGCTAACAAGCAGGCTACCTCCCGTGAGATTCTATCTCGTCTGAAACTAGCATACGAGTATCTACCCCTATGGCTACAACAAGGAATTGTGGAATGGAACAAGGGATCTATCATTCTAGAGAATGGATCTAAGGTTCTTGCTTCTGCAACATCATCATCTGCCATTCGTGGTGGTTCGTTTAACATGATCTTCCTTGACGAATTTGCTCACGTTCCAAACAATATTGCCGAAGAGTTCTTCAGTTCTGTATATCCTACCGTGACATCTGGACAGAATACAAAGGTGCTTATGGTATCAACTCCAAACGGATTGAACATGTTCTACCATTATTGGAAGCACGCCATTAAAGAAGTGGGTGAGTCTGGTAAGAATGAATATATTCCGATCGAGGTTCATTGGTCTCAGGTTCCGAAGTATCCAGGCGGTCCTCTTCGTGATGAGGTATGGATGAACGAAACGATTGCCAATACTAGCGAGCAGCAGTTCCAGTCAGAGTTTGAATGTGACTTCATCGGCTCTAGTAATACGTTGATATCCTCACATAAGATTCACTCCCTTGCTTGGGTGAAGCCTAAGATTAAGAACGCAGATGGACTTTGTGTTTATGATGATCCTGTTGAGGGACATACCTATGTGGTCACTGTGGATACCTCCAGAGGTCAAGGAAAGGACTACAGTGCGTTCTGTGTGATTGACATAACAAATCCCCCATATAAAGTTGTAGCACGCTTTAGAAACAACCTTATTTCACCTATGGTTTACCCAACCGTTGTTAAGAGACTAGCAGAGCAGTATAACAACGCATTCTGCCTGGTTGAGATTAACGATATCGGTGGTCAGGTAGCAGACGTTTTGTACTCAGATCTTGAGTATGAAAACGTGTTGATGTGTTCTCATCAAGGCAGAAAAGGACAGACCATTAGTGGCGGTTTCGGTAAGGGAACAGTCCAGTTTGGTGTTCGGACATCACAAGTGGTGAAGAAACTAGGATGTTCTGTATTGAAGAGTCTTATTGAAGAGGACAAACTACTGGTAGAAGACCAAGAAATCGTGGGAGAACTCACCACGTTCGTGGCAAAAAAGCAGTCATACGAGGCAGACGACGGTCACCACGACGACTTGGTAATGTGTTTGGTATTGTTTGGGTGGCTCACACGACAAGAGTATTTCAAGAACCTCACAGATGTTGATGTTAGAACAGATATATATCAAGACGAGATTGATCAATTGGAGGATGATATGTCTCCATTTGGATTTATTGATAATGGAAGTGAAGAAAATGGTGTATGGGATGGAAAAGATAGGTGGTATTCTGATAAAGAAGATACCAAAGGGGGGTTCTTCTAAATACCCAAAAGTATAAATAAAGGGAATACGCAGCGTATCTAAGGAGAATAGAAAATGGCATTTACTTTAAGTCCCAGTGTAAGCGTTACCGAGACAGACTTCTCTGGTATCGTATCACTTGTCGCTACTACACCCGCTGCCTTTGTCGGTCGTTTCGACAAGGGACCGGTCAATGAACGAACCCTAATCAGTAGTGTCAAGGAACTACAGGAAACATTTGGTACTCCAAGCGTCGAGCGTTATGGCTCCGATTGGTGGACCTGCTATAACTTCCTACAGTACGGAAACAATCTAACAATCGTAAACGTCGCAGGTAGCGGAGCAACTTCTGGTTCTGCTGGTTTGTCTGCGGATTTCCCAACATCTGGTGAAACTTTCTTCACCTTTAGATCCAAGGACGAAGGCGCACAGGTCAACGGCGCTCTTGAAATTCAAGTCGTAACTGCTGGTATGACATATCCATCAGGAACACTCACCGATGCTTTCTCGTTTAGACCAGCAACTTCCTCATACGCTGCTCGCTTTGGTGCTACTGCTGATGAACTTTCACTCGCAGTCGTCGATCGAAAGGGAACTTATGGTCCCAGTGGTTCTGTGTTAGAAATCTTTGAAGGAATGAGTCAAATTATTAATGCAGTTGATGACAATGGAACTGCACTATATTACAAATATCAACTCGCAAACTCAAACTTTATCAAGATCGACGATGGAGTCGGTGAGTTTGAGAGTGTATTTGGATCGTCTGGTGGAAATACTGGTAACATAGGCGCACAAGGATTTACTCTTGGTGTTGATGTTACAGTTGGATCTGCTGACTTGGATGCAAACGGAACTCTTGCAACCGGCAAGACCAACTTCTCTAGAGTTCCTCTTGACGCACACGAAGCGACCACTGCCGCACGCCAGGGTAATGTTAATCCATACACCTACACACTTCAGGGTGGTGGATATGGGCAGGGGGTCACTTCTTCCAATAAGCAACTCGCATGGGACACTTACTTCGCCGATCCTGATGTTGCTGATGTGAGTATCCTCATCGCAGGAGACGCAGACAATGCTCTTAACCAAAAGGTCGTTGACCTTGCTGCTACTCGTAAGGATTGCCTCGCAGTCATCTCGAAGCCAGTTGGTGATGGTTTCGCAGACTCTGCATCACTCGCCA